CATTAATTGGTACATTAGCCGTAACTATTGGTGCTGGTGGTGCTGCTAGAAGTCAAACCACAGCCGACCTTGCAAACGGTAATGACGGTGGAAATACTGAAATAGGTGGAATTACTGCATATAAAGGATTAGGTGGCGGAAGATATTGGCAAACAGTTGTTGGAGGCGTAATTGATAACGCTGGGTTATGTCAAAACGGTCAAGGTGGCTCTAGTGGTGGCGCTGGTGGTGCTGGTGGCTATAACAACTCTAGCGGTCAAGCAGCAGGAACAGGTTCAAATGGTGGCGCTGGTGGCACTGTCGGAGGTAATGGTGGCAATACTGCTTATGGTTCAGGTTATATTAATATGGACGGTGGGGCTTCCGCATATAGTGGAGCAGGCACTGCTTCTCTTTTAGCCGCATTTTTGGCTGGAGGCGGTGGTGGAGCAGGTGGTGGTTGTAATTTTAATACAACTGCAAGAACAGGTGGCGCAGGTGGCGTTGCTGGGTTAATTGGTGGAGCAGGTGGAGCAGGTGGACCAGGACCAATAGCGCCAGCAACTTCAAGCGTTTCTCAATCACCTGCTTCTGGCGGTGTTTCTGCTACTGGTATTGGTGGCGGTGGAGGTGGGTGCGGAGGTATGTCGTTTGGGCAAAATGCTAACAATACTTCTAGCGCTACTTATAATACACGCTCTAGCGGTGCAGGTGCTAGCGGCGCAGTTTATATTTATTATTAGGAGTTAATATGTGGGCAGTATTAGATTATGATAATGAAACTGTTATAGGTTTATATACACCTGATATACCCGAAGATGTAAGATTAAAAGATGCAGAAGGAAGGACACAAATTCTTATGACACTAGAAAATAGTCCTGCTTACATAAACGGATTTTATTCTAATGGTAAATTTTACAAAGGCAAAAATGAAAAAGGAGAGTTATATGCCTAATTACGGTGTAGTAGAAAGAAATATAATTGTAAATGTAATTGTTGCAGAAAATAAAGAAATTGCTGAAACAGTAACAGGACGAGTTTGCGTTGAATTACCACATTATGATGTAGGTGCTGGTTGGACTTATGAAGGTGGCAACTTTTTTGCACCCATAGAACCTGAACAAACAACAAGTGCTGATACTCAACCAACTGCCTAAGTGTCAATTTTGTAACTCTGACGCTAAATACGAAGCAATAAGCACAGACCCAAACACAATTCATAATTGGGTTTATATATGTGAAAAAGATTTAGGTGCTAAAACCATCAGCGATATAGGCGTTGGAACTGGTAGATTAGTTCAACTTGCTGACTAGGAGGCATAATGGCAACAACATACCGTTACTTATTAGCCGACCTTGTAACAAATGAAATTATTGCTGAGTTACCTTTAACTGGCGTTTCATTTACTCAACAACTTAATCAGGCTGGTACTTTTCAAGGTCATTTACTTTTATCTGGCGTTAATGCTGATGCACTTAATGTTGATACTGCTACCATTCCTGCTCGTAATGCTATTTATGTAGATAGAGATAACATAATTGTATGGGGCGGTGTTATTTGGGGGCGTGAATATAATTCAACATCACAAACTCTTACAATTACGGCTAGAGAATTTATTTCTTATTTTGAACGCAGAAGAATAAATACAACTAATGTCTATACCGCAACAGACCAATTAACTATTGCTCAAAATCTTGTACAAATTGCTCAAACACAACCATATGGTGATATAGGCATTGTGTATAACACAGAAGGAGAAACAACTTCTGGTGTGCTTATTGACCGTGTTTATTATAGTTACGAATTAAAATCTGTATTTCAGGCTATTCAAGATTTATCAAGACAAACAGATGGTTTTGATTTTCATGTTGATGTGTATTATCAAAGCGGTTCAATCATTAAGGCATTTAACACATACTACCCACGCTTTGGCGGTACATATGATGCAGATGACCCCTATGCAATTGTATTTAATATGCCCGGAAATATTGTTGAATATGTATATCCCGAAGATGGTTCAATAGCCGCTAATAAAATCTACTCATTAGGCGCAGGTTCTAATGAAGGTAAATTAATATCTATTGCCACAGATAGTACAAAACTTACAGATGGCTGGGCTTTATTAGAAGACCAAGCAAATTATTCAGATATTACCGACCAAACAGTTTTAGATGAATTAGCAACTGGTCGTGTTACGGCATTTTCTTATCCGCCAACAACTATAAAAGTTATCGTTCCTGCTTATGAAGCACCTGTGTACGGTACATATGAAGTAGGAGATAGTGCCAGATTAATAATTACAGATAGCCGTTTTCCAAATACATTAGACGAGGTTTATCGTATTGTAGGATTATCTGTACAACCTGGTGAAGATGGTCCAGAAAGAGTTACAGTTACGCTTACAACTGGCACGGAGTAAAAATGGCATTTATTAATCAACCACCTGACCTACGCTCTTTATTTGAAGATTTAAATGACCGTTTGCGCAAACTTGAAACTGCGGTGCGCTTTACTAGCCCAAATGTTTCTACTGACCCTACAAACCCACGCACAGGTGATATTTGGTATAACACCGCATCAAATACTTTAAAGGCATTATTAACAACAACTGTAACTTTGGTAACTACTGGTGTGGCTAATACTTTTACCGCACTACAAACATTTGCGGCTGGACTTACTGTTTCTGTCGGTAACTTAATTGTTACTTTAGGCAATTTAACTGTATCTGCTGGTTCTATATCAGCAACGGCTGGTTCTGTATCGGCTGGTACAACAGTTTCTGCTGGTACAACAGTAACGGCTGGAACTGGTATTACTTCTACCACAGGAAATATAACTGCAACTGCTGGAACAATATCAGGCACAGGGTTATCTATTACTGGCGGTTCTACTCTTACCACATCTTTAAATTTAAACTCATTTACAACCGCAACAACAGTAGGCGCGGCTGGTGCCGCAACAGTACCCCCTTTACCTGTTGGTTATGTAACTATTCAAATATCTGGAACAAATTACAAAATTCCGTACTATAATATTTAATGTAATTGTCCTTTACTTGAAAGATAACCACAATAATGAGTACAAATGAATGGGCTGGATTAGCGGTCAGCGTAACCACATTAGTAGGTGCAACTGCTCTTGGCGTACGCCATTTGGTTAAGCATTATCTATCCGAATTGCGCCCTAATTCTGGGTCAAGTTTAAAAGACCAAGTGCAAAGGCTAGAGGACAAAGTGGATACTCTTTACCAGATATTAATACAAAAATGACTTCACCACTTGCTATTGCTAAATCACAAATTGATTATCAGGAAACTGGTGATAATGACACTATGTACGGCAAATGGTACGGATTAAATAATCAACCGTGGTGTGCCGTATTCATTTCGTGGTGTTTTGCGCAAGTAGGAAAAAGTGAACTAATTGCTGCACAAAGTAAAAAAGGGTTTGCTTCTTGTGACGCTGGACTAAAATGGTTTACAAAGAAAAATAAAATTGTTCCAGTAGGTCAGGCAAAGGCTGGTGATATTGTCTTTTTTCAATTTGATAATGATGCGCAACCTGACCATGTTGGTATTGTTACAAGTAACGATGGTAAAGGTACGCTTAGAACAATTGAAGGTAACACTTCCGCAGGTAGAGGTTCACAATCTAATGGTGATGGCGTGTATGCTAAGAAGCGTGCCTATTCATTAGTAATGGGTGTAGCAAGACCATAAGGAGATATATGAAAATCAAACTTGATAATAACAAAAAGCAAATGCTTAAAAGTTATATCCGCGCAGTTGCGGCATCAGCCGTTGTATTAGTTTTGGCTTTGGTTGCAGATATTCGCCCAGAGTTAGCCGTATTACTTGGTGCAGTATTAGCACCTTTGGCTAAATGGTTTGACCCAACAGAAACAGACTTTGGCATTATTGCTCAAAAGTCTATGGAAGATATTAAAAAGGTGGCTAAAAGGTCACCTCGCAAGAAAAAAACTGAATAGCGTTTTGCCTAGGCGATAGTATTGGGGAAGATTATCGTCTAGGCAAAGGCATATATGGATATTGTTGGAAGGTTCAAATCTAAAGTCTTAATTGTTAATGAGTGCTGGATATGGAAAGCCTCTAAATTAAAAAATGGTTATGGTTTATTTACTGACGAAAATGGTAAAACCGTAACTGCTCACAGATGGTCTTATCACAAGTTTGTGGGAGATATACCAAGCGGTTTGGTAATAGACCATATATGCCGTAACCCTAGTTGTGTTAATCCAAGCCACTTACAGGCAATATCGCAATCTAATAATATAAAGAGAAGTTTATTGGTTAAGGCTCGTAGCGCCAGAACACATTGTAAAAATGGGCATGAATTTACGCCAGAAAATACTCGGTATGTAAAAGGGCAACGCGGTAGAAGATGTGCCACTTGCGCCTATGTCTCAAAACTTAATTCAAAACGCGGTTGAATATCCTCTCGTAAATACGAGCGTGCATACTTTTGCGTGTATGATTTGATTAACGAGGAGAGGTGGAATATGTCGTTAGCAGATAAAATAGAAAGTGCGGTACAAGAACGCAAAAAACCTAGTGATTATTGCGCATACCAATATATGTATGATGCTTTAAGTCCAGAAAATAAAAAGGCTCTTGATAATGCGTGGGCTAAGAATTACTCAGTAAATATCATTTTAACCGCCTTGCGTTCAGAAGGTATCAAATCTAGTAATGAATCAATAAGAGCGCATAGACACGGTTTATGTAAATGCAAGAACAAATAAGAGAAATTCTTGAAGAACGCCAAATGCATCATGGCGATTTCTACTCTAATTTCTTAACAATAGGCAAAATATGGGGTGCGTTATTAGGCGTACAACCTATTGAACCCTACAAAGTTGGATTAATGATGGACGCGTTTAAAACCGTGCGTGCATTTAATAACCCACAACACGAAGATAACTGGTTGGACAAAGTTGGATATACCCAACACGCACGCAGTTCTGCCTTCTATGATGTAGGGAAGAAAAAATGACACTTGAACAACGCTTTAGTGACCTGCCAGAAGGCATTGAGTCAGATGATGTAAAAGAATTACGACAAGCACTGGTTCGTGTTCAAAAACAACTTAAAGATGCAAAGAACCGTACAGAAGAATTAGTTGAAGCAACTATACAAAGCGCCCACGATGCAACACTATCTATGGGTCCAATTAAACCTGTACAACCACCCACGGCAGATAAACGCAAAAAGGGTAATGAGATTGCTTTATGGCATTTAACTGATTGGCAAGGCGCTAAGAAAACAACTACTTACAATTCACAAGTTATGCGTAAGCGTGTTATGGAGTTTGTAGATAAAGCACACCGTATTACAGAAGTACAAAGAGCAGACCACCCAGTTAAAGATGCAGTTGTATTATTTGGCGGAGATATGGTTGAAGGCTTATTTAACTACCCTGCACAACTACATGAAGTAGATGCCACTTTATTTGAACAGTATGTAACCGTGTCGCGTTTAATCACCGACACTATTAGGCGTGCATTAACTATCTATGAAAATGTATTAGTTGTGGCGGAATGGGGTAATCATGGTCGCATTGGTAATAAAAGAGCAGATGTACCACGCAACGATAATATTGACCGTATGTGCTACGAATTGGCACGGCAGTTATTATCAGATGAAAAGCGTTTAACTTGGCAAGATTGTCCAGATGATGTGCAAAGAGTTGAAATTGGTGCTTATCGTGCTTTACTAATACACGGTGATGAAGTAGGCAGAAACGGATTTGCTTCACCTACTGCCATTGTTCAACACGCTAATCGTTGGCGGTCTGGTGCGTATCCGTGGGAGTTTAGAGATGTATATGTGGGTCATTACCACACACACGCCTGTTGGCCAATGGCAAACGGATTAGGTTCTATTTATCAAACAGGTAGCACAGAAAGCGATAATAGATATGCCAGAGATTTACTGGCGGCAAGTGCTATTCCTAGCCAGCGTTTGCACTTTATTGACCCAGTTAGAGGCAGAGTTACTGCCGAATACAAAGTGTGGTTGGATTAAATCGGATTATCTAAAGTTGAATCAATTGCATCATCAATGGTGCGTGTATGCTCTTTAGAGCAACTACCACACTCTTTGCACATTAATCGTCATCTTCCAATTCATCGCCATAATCAGCTGTAATTAGGCGCATATTAGATACATCAATTCCGCTTTGTTTGCATTGTTCCATTGCCTCTTTAAATGCAGATAGACAACGATTTGAAATATCATCAATCATGTCTGGGTAACCTGCTTCTGTTCCAATTTCCACAGTTAAACCACCACAACGAATAGCCACTTGTGAGTATGCAGGTTTAGGAGTATTAGCCATAGCAGAAGTATAGGCACGCCTTAGCGTGGGTTAGCAAAACCTTGTGCGTGTTGCGTGGAACGAACAAATGCCGACTCCAGCCTTTAAATGCCTATTTAAGCCACTTATATACAAGTGCTATACCTGACTATGCAACGGCGTTTAAAGGTCGTTTAACGGCGTTATAGAGGCGTTAAAAACACACTCTAAAACCCACTTCGGCGTGGTCTGATATACTTCTCTCATAACTAAATAGTGGTTTTAGAAATCCAGAGAATCCGTTACCCGAGTAATCGGCAGTGGCACTCCCACAACTTCGGCTCAGGAAAGTAAATTACCCACACGCACAATGACAACTAAATAGGCAAACGATACTCGGTGAAGGCATCGGCATAACGCGTACGCACCGCACCGCTCTGGCGAGTTTGAGTTTGGCTATTGACATATAGATGGAACGAATAAATGGCACACACGACAATTACCGTGGCATTTATTTACATGTAACCAGTAACAACACCAAAGTCCGTTACAAGCCAGCACACTCCGTTAGTCGCTATTAATTACGCTAACAGAATTTAGGCACAGTAACGGTATTCGGCAAGGTAATCAATTAGCCGATGTAACACTTTTGGCAGAGTTATGACCCACAAAATAACGGAACGCACGCAACGGGTAAGTCCTTGGATAAGTGACAAGAACAGGCACCCACAGTAGTTGCTAACCAGCGCACTCCTAATAAAAGTGAAGGACTCAATGGTGAACTATCCATAGAAAGCGGTTTGGCAACCGCCAGTAATACACACATTACAAAAGAGTAATTGTCTAGGGACAAACAAATTCCGAAACCACGCTAACACTAAAAGTTGGCGTGGTCTTACGGCATTAGGCACGCCGTAACTGATGATGGAACGCCTTAACTGAAAGGGACAAACAAATGGCAATGACAAAAAGCGACTACGAATTAATTGCTGCGGTAATTAGTTCAATTAGAGGAGCAAATACAGAGTGTGACCAAATAGCCGACTCATTAACTTGGCGGTTTATTGGCGCACTAGAAACAGAATACCCACGCTTTAACCGCGAAACATTTAAAAAGGCTTGTGGTTATGACGATGCAGATAACTGGGTTGAAGTAAGTAAATAAACGCAACACAAATTGTCTGCAAATCGTAGGCAGTTTTTTAAGAAAGGGACAAAATAAAATGGCACTACATTGGGATATAACAAATTGCAAGAATATGGAATCACTCAAAGTTGAAGAAACTGGCGAGTGGGCAGTTACTAACGCACTTATCTGGCTAACAATGGCAGTAGATATGGGCAAAATTACAGATACAAACATTGGTGAGTTTTACGCACGCACTAAAGTTTGGGAAGCAGTAACAGGCGCAATGATTACTAAGCACAATAAAGATACAGATACT